GTAAGTTTCTTACAAAGAAGACGCTGCACCACCACCATGTGGTCACACTTGTTAACCAGGTATCGCAGGATCCTGCTTAACTGACGTAGTTTTGAAGTAGGCCCCCCACTTATACGAAGTTTTTGAAGAACTCTTTGGTCACTTTTTCTAGAAGTATACTTTTTTCCTTCATGAATGGCTTTTGAACAATGATATATATTGTTGTTTGGAAGACGAAGGTCTATTCTTGCATGCATGCACATGTTACTATAATTCAGGCTAATTTAAAGAATAGTGGATAGGTAGATACATAGGATTCAAACCTAAGTGGATTTACCCTAAATTAGAGAGATTATCGGCAAATTATGATTTTGCTAGACATGACGCCGAGTACACTATCATGGTAACTGATACAGAAGCAGAAGCAGAGATGTTGTACACCCTATTATCAGTTATGTAAGAATATCCTGATTGCCACATGTTAAGCGACTTTTATCAGTCCTTAATATCTGAACCTTATCCTGTGGATACATGCCCAAAATTAACCAAACTCGAGTAGAGATTTAAAGAAGTTACCGGCTATGACATATTCTTCTATTCAACGAGTTTAGATGACTCGACTTTAGTTATACTACACAGCGACACTTTAAATGGGATGTTTGCAGGCAAAAACGCATCCCAGAACAAAAAGAAGATACAGCCAATAACATCACACGTTAGGTAAACGTGCAAAGTCATCACAGACATCTATACACAAGACTAATTCCTATAGGCATTAGATGACACACAAGTATCACAAAGTGATCTTTAATATGATAATAATGGAGAGATTAGAGAAGTAAGAATCTAATACACGGCATAAAATAAATTGGTTGTGAGAACTAAACAGTAGACATTAGTTTTTCTCTCCATGCCCTAAGGTTTCTGTGTGGGTTATGCGTTTCTTATGTTTATTTCTGATAAAGTAGGAGATACTCACGAATTGTGGCATAGACTATAGATGTAGTCCGATGGGTCCAGAGATTCACCAATTTCTGGTTAAAAAGCAGTTTATTTAGGAAATTCGTTAGGTATAACAGTATAGTCAGCAACTATGTTTTATGAATAATTCTCGAAAACGCCTATCAATGATATCGCAAAATCCGATAATCTAAAACATCAAGTCATATTGCACAACGGCCACGCGTACATCATGTATAACCCAGCCGATTTGAAAAAGATGTCAGCTTATACCCAGTTAGAATTCAAATCAGCGTTACACTAACTTGAATTAGCTTCATAGACAGATATTTGTAAAGCTCAACCATTAGTGAGAAAACCAAAACATAGAAAGTTCAAACCACTGAAACAATAGGTAGCAGAACAATAAATGCCAGATTTTGTAGCAAAACTTAAGTCAGTTTAATTGAAAAAACTCGTACACCACAAATTAGGTTGTTAGTGTATGTAACAAATGGCATTATATGTATTTCTACATAAGGGTGGCTATATACATGATATGGAATGCCCCAAACCTCAATGCGTTTAATCACACTTCATCTTAGCGACATTAGCCAAGAGTAAATATGAAGATTTCTTTGAGAAACAACCTCTTGATGAACCAATTGTTACAACATATACGTATAAACCAATAGATCAGTTGTTTGCAGGTAAGGAAAGATTAGAATTGCTATCGGACTGTATTGTAATGAACACAGCAAAGGTATTAGAAGCAAACTTGACTCTATCGCATCTGAGTTATAAAACGGATCTGGAAAATGATGAACTACTGTTACTGGCTATGCAATTGGAAAAACCCTTAGCATCATATGATATTAATTCGAGAGAAAGTAGGCCACACTTTGAAATATCAGGCAAAATTCCACATTTAAAACCTTATGTTAGGGGTTAGGATCTACACCCAGATGCTTTGAGATTTTTTAAAATCTATAATATACCTATAACAAATCTAGACAATAATTAGAAATGGGCAGGGGGAAGTGCACATACCTTCTCCAGGGTGATGGCAGATTATTGCTAGAGCGAATGCATGAATCAAATCATACAATATTGGGTATCACATCCTTTAGAAAAGATAAGATGGATAGATGTGGGCTCTAAATTTGAATCTTTAATTAACACCTTATAAAAACTCAAGTAGTTAAGAAGAGAACACTTAATGCCATTAGATCCAACATGGGATAAAGATACTGAATCGGCTAGAACCTAAGTCTTAGACTACCTTGGATAGACGGATATAGAGGCTAAAATGTTGTCGCTGGTAGATTCTCTAGGCTAATAAAAGTACACACAGGTACAAGTGAGAGCAGTAATATCACATGAATACTTGGACTTCATAGATATGTTGACGCCGATTGAATTTATCGCAATCAGACCAGATAAGGAAAACTATGATAGAGTTTATTGGGAGTAGAGTAAATATAAAGTTGATAAGACAGATAGGGACTATGACTATAAATTAATAAGGGGTACACTATAAGAATTCATAATCAACAAACCACTTAAAGGGAAGTGTGATAAATTATTTTACACTTTCTTTGACAGTCATTACTATTTTGACGATGAATTGGAATTACCAGAAGATGATGCGATTATATTTACAGCAGGTGGTAATTTTATAGGAGTACCAGGTAATTATGAATTACCTTTTGGAGATGGTCACTATACAGTGACAGAAGAACATGATCTGTATTACAAACTGTCGCCAATACCAGGTTGGTATGATCAAATGGTAACATAGTTGGAGAGAATTGACCCCAGGCTTAGGTATAGATATGATAAGCTTCATGAGTTTCTTAAGAATAAAGATTTCCTGTTAGACAAACTGGAGTATGATTGGCTTAATAAGGATATGCTCTCTGTTGATATGCTTAAATAAGAAGATAGAGATTATTTTTTGAAATACCTTGCAACATATGATTATGGAGTACTCTGTTTAAATATAATTGGTGATTTCGAGTGTTACAACAGCAATACTGGATTGATTGATCTCAGGAAATTAGGTTACACATATACCCCTATATTTGATCAAAGTTCGGACATATTTTTCCAAACCAGAGGAGGAGCAGAATGTTATAAACATCCATATATAAACTTTAAGAACCCCAAAGCAGTATATCATGCATCACATTACAGGTGGTTTTGGGATGTTAGAGATTCTAAGTCTTGGCCAGAAGCACTGGAAGAACCTACTATACCATTCTAAGATGCATTTTTCTTATAAGAACGATGGATAACAAATACTCTTTAGAAAGTGAAGATGCATAAGCAAACTTAATAGGAAATCAAAAATTTGGATCATCTCGTTAAAAAATTTGATGTCAATTATAAATCTATGGACAAGATATTATCATAATAAGCACTTTGGTTATTGCAAGACCCTTAAGCATACTCATGGTTATTCAAAGCATGCTCTACAAACATCATCAAATTCAAGTGTTATCGACTTATTTATCGTAAGGGCATTTGGAACAATTTGTTTGATGGAAGACCTAGGAGAAGTGAGTGTTAATATGAGTATTTCACTTAACAAGTGTGTTATGATTAACACTCTATGAGAGATCTATAGGAAGATTATAAAAACAGTATGAGGTAATATGCAGTGAAGAAATGGATATTTGATTATAATATTATAGATTATCTAAGAAGTAAGGAACCCGAAGATTCTCAACTCGTCAGAGCTTAGGCATAAAAACATATTGTGAAGCCAACACAGAATGAACTGGATAATATGTTCGCAGGTAAGAGGGAGGTTAGTCGTGAATATTATTTTAAAAAATAACCATTACCTATTGATGAGTTGAACCCATTAGTGATAACCAATGATGCTCATATTAGAATGCATATGTTTTATCTGTACGCACTTGAGCATAAAAATAAAGTGATACACAAGCGCAAACTAATGGAGGAGAGAGATTATTAATACACAACAAGCGCAATGACCGGACATTCCTTATTAAATACAGGTAAATATGCACCTATAGGAGGTTAATATTAAGAATATGAATGGAGTAGCAAACATGTTACTAATTTATACACAGCAGCGACTAGGCATCTCAGTGCACTCACAACACCAGTAGAAGCAAAAGAATTTCAAGAATTCACGAAGACCTATATAGATGAACTTACAGACTACATAAATGGACATGATTTCACTAATTATATAATATGGGATTATCCATAAAGAGCATTTCCTGATGATAAACCCAAAATATAAAGATATTTGGATAATATGAAGAAAGCATTGAAAGACAATATATATGACAAGGGAGCATTTGTAAATATGGTAAAGTAAGGTGAAACACACTTAATGCCGTAGATGGTTAAAGACGTTTAAGGATATTTACAACACGATACTAGACCACGCAACATAGCTAATCCTTAAGGTGTTGGATTTAGTATCATGGCAGCTATATAATAGCCCCTATTTAAGATTATAAAACAATTCTGGCCAGAATTCATTCACGGATACTCATCTGAATAAATGTCTTAACATTTCTAACAGCATACAGAGGGTTTTGACACAGTTTTATGTTTGGACGGGAGCTCGTATGATACGACCCAGTATTATGAACTCTAATAAGCTGTAGATAATAGAT